ATAAGCAGCGGTGCGTTCCTGGTGTAAAGTGAATGCTTCGTTGACGATTTGCAAGAAAGAAACTGGTTCAATTTGTGGCAGTTGTTCTCCTTGAGGAAAATGTGCCATTCTCATCAACTCAACATGACTGAAATCGGGTTGGTAGTGATCACGAGGATGTGAATTTTGATTTCCGCGTATTGGTACTGGGTCCGTCACTCTCACAACAAAATCACGACGTCTGTCAAGGATTCTTGGATTTGTTAACACCTTAGATCTTGCAACAAAAGAATGGTTTGAGGCAATGAGTACATACGTACTACGAAACCTAGTTCCCTTTTCTTCCACTGCAGCCATTGGCAACAAATAAGACGATCCCGAGTAAATTTCATTCATCTCTGCATGATCCACGCATTCAACTGTTGAGTTGAAATCATCGTAAACCACAATCTTCTGACCTGCATATTTACTCCAATAAGCGTCGTTCTTCGCGCGAGTATAAGTCAACAACGTCTCTCCATGGTAGGCACTCAATTCCTTGACTATGGCTTTGATCATTTCAGATTTTCCACAGCCAGACTCTCCATACAAGTAAATAACAACAGGCACTTGCTTGCCAACGATTGTTCTCATGATCGCATCATACTTAGCGTTAAGCTCAGTGTACAATGTCTTGACTATCATGAGCATTTGATGCAGACCAGCAAGATTTTCTGTTGACTGAGCAATTGTGACATGCATTTGGTTAACCTCAACCAGGTCCAAATTCAAGTCCTTAATAAACTCAGTTTCACTCGCAACAATGGTGGGATCGTTCTCAAGTCTCGTTCGTTTATTCTCAAGTCTAACTCTCAAAGCTTCCAACTTCTTCACAAGTTGGCCACGTGGTGATCTGTCTTCTAAACCAAGAAAACTTCCAACGGTACTTCTAACAAGTCCAGACAATCCATCAAAGGAATCTCCAATTCCCTTGAGTCCTCGACAAAGGTTTCCAAGATTGACTATAGTCTTGGCTACACTCTCACCTGATGTGATTTTAGCTCCCGTCATGAGCATCACTACAGGGGCAGCCATGGCTAAAACGGCAGTCGCAATCTCGTTATTGTCTAACTCACCACTACTAATGTCCTTAAACATGTCTCCAATCCCTTGGAAATGCATCTCGTCGTCACGGCCTTGAGCAAGTAAGTCACTATATCGCATAGTGCGCTCATCTGTAGTCTTAACAAAAGCTGGCGTCTTGCCATCTGTGAACTGTTCAACAACAAAAGCAGCAAAATCAGAACAAACACGAAAAAATCTACGCAAAGCATCAGCAATTAAAGTAGCAACATGTTTCAAAAATTCAAGTCCAAAGTTCCAATAACAGTTCCAGAGTTCGAGTAACCTAAAAGCGTAGTGCGCCGCTTGGGCCAAAGATGTGGAAGACCAAAGAGCTCGTATCAACGGAATAGCATTGAGTGGCTTTATTTGTGAGAGCCACGAAAGCACATCGTTGATCGTGAGCGACTGTAAGCTTG